CTGATAGAGTAGCCGATGTAGCAGGCATTTTAAATCAGATTGCCTCGCCATTATCAAAACAAATTTCTACAAGAGCTAGAATTCACGCAACTTCGTATGATGAACTTATTGTTACAGGTATTGATATTCAGAGTGCTGCTAATATATCAACGATTTCTGTTTTAACAGACGATAGCAGTGCAGAGTCGGTTGTTCAGGACATTTCTTTTGCAGAAGCTTCAGGAAGTACAACACCGATACCGAACAGAAGATTTATGATATACGAGGTAATAGAAGTAGGATCTACAAAAGAGTGGAGCCTTGTCAGCGACACAGAATTGTAGTGAGCAACGATAAATACACTCATAACAGGGGTTAACCATAATGGCTTATACTATCAATAGATTCGACGGCACTACGCTTACTACCGTCGAAGACGGAACTATAGATACTAACACAGATATTAAACTGGTAGGTAGAAACTATGCAGGATACGGTGAAATTCAAAACGAAAATTTTGTTTTTCTACTAGAAAATTTTGCTAATCCTAATCCTCCCCCTAAGCCAGTAAGCGGCCAGATATGGTTTGACGCTAGTAACGATAAGTTAAAGTTTTACGATGGCGCCCAATTTAAAACAACCGGCGGTGCGGAAATCAGCGAATCGGCTCCTAGCGGACTTACCGAAGGCGACTTTTGGTGGGATTCAGCAAATGAACAATTATACGCCTACAACGGAACTGACTTTATACTTATAGGCCCGCAAGATGCAGGCGAAGGTATTACGCAGATGCAAAGCCGCGTAATAATAGATACAACAGGAATATCGCATTCTGTAATTGTAAGCATTTTAAATGATGTCGTAGTTCATATAATATCTAATGAAGAATTCCAAATTCAAGCTTCTCCTGAAAATTCGATTCCAGGATTCGATATTGTTAAAAAAGGAATTACTCTTGTAAACACTCTGCTTGGAACAGGCGGCGTAACCAGCACAGATCATATCTTTTGGGGCACAGCAGCTAATGCTAATCAACTAGGAGGCAAAGATGCTGCTAGTTACATTACACTTGACGATGCAGGATTTGATAGTCTAGTAGAATTTTCAGACGCTGGATTTACAGTAGGCAATGAAGGCGACCTATTAGTTGAAATTTTAAACGACAAAGATGCTGTAATAACTAACGAAGTCGGACAAATTATCCAACTAGGCGCGAAGCCAGAAGGTGGCGGTGCTGTTAGAAATTCTCTGATAATTCGATCAGACAGTATTAGACCAGGTAAAGATTCAGAAGGCAACAAAGAATCTGTTACAATAGGCGAAGCAGATGACACCTTTGCAGAAGTATATGCAGATATATTCTGGGGTGTAAGTGAACAAACTAATGCTCTACTTGTAGGCGGTAACAAAAGATTCGGAGATGTACAAGCTACTCCCAACAGCGTGGCAATTAGAGACGCGTCAGGAGATCTAAGAGCAAATCTATTTAGAGGTACTGCTCTCACTGCAAAGTATGCAGACCTTGCTGAAATTTATGACGCCGATGCAGAACATTCAATAGGCACTGTATTAACAATCTGTGATCACGAAGATCACGAGGTATGCGCAGCAAGCAAAGGAGACGTGATTATAGGAGTTATATCTCAAAATCCTGCTTACCTTATGAATGCAACTGCGGAAGGTCAGCCAGTTGCACTTACTGGCAGAACGCCGGTTAGAATTGTGGGAACTGTGAATAAAGGTGATAAGATATACGCCTCTAACAACGGAATAGGTACAACCGAAGCAAACGGTGACTTTTTTGCTGTTGCCTTAGAATCAAATCAAGAACAGGACGAAAAGCTTGTAGAATGTTTTATTAAGGCATAAATAACTGCGCACTTAATGGATTTTATAATATGGCTATAAACACAGGCGACAGTATTACAGCAGCAGACTATAACAGTCTTCAAAGCAGAGTTCAGCAGGTTTTAGGACAAGGTTCACAAACTTTTGGATACGGACAACAGGTTGAAAGCAGCCAGGTACGCGGACCAACAGCAACTGGTGAGTCCGATGCAACTAATATAACCGCCGCAGAATTCAACAACATTAGAAATGATATATCTCGAGTTTTTGTCCATCAAACGGGGTCTACAGTAGATATAGCTTTGTTTCAAGGCACAGGCTTAGTAGAAGACGATTTTCCTGCCGCAGACACTGCAGATGTAATCGGCGCGGAACAATCTGCTACCGATGTTACAGTAGACGACACCGACAATTATACCTATACTAACACAGACGAAAGTAAAGGATTTAACAATCTTGTAGAAATTGTTAGTCAAATAGAGGCGGAACAAAATAGATTTACTCTCAATTCTACACAGCGAGAAATTAGTGTGCTTGAGATAGATAGACGAACCAGCAGCTGGAACGGCAGTATTCAATCAGAATTTAATGTAATATTTAACGACGCTGATCAGAGACGATATTTTTTTAACGCAGGAGGACAGCTAAGATTTCAAGGAGTTATAACGGCTGCATCCTCTCAGCGGGGTAGTTTTTGGCAGGACTTAATCGGCAATCCGGGCGAAATACAGTTCGGCTACAACTTCGTGCAAAATACCGGCAGCACAAATGGTGTTTCGTTTCCTGCCGGAGTAATAGGAAATTATGACCTTACACAGTCATATCAAACAGTATTTAGAAAAGATGCCAATGCAGGATTATACAGTGACAGTTTTTGGCAGATAGAAGCAAGAGAAGAATCTGATAGAACAATTATTTTTAAAATTACATTAGTAAATGATGGCCCTGAATCAGATTCAGACGCAGGCCAGAAAGGTTCTATCGCCGGAGGTGTTACCGAATCTGTTCAAGCTGATATTGAATTCGAATATTTCGCTATGAAGGCAAGCGGAACAGTAGTGACGCAATTTCCAACAATTAATCTAACAAACAGTTTCTCCTAATCAATCTTTAAATAATGTTTTTGAACAGCAATAAATACTCACATAACTAGAGATTTAAAATGGCTGTTAACTCTTCCAATTCAATAACCGCAGAAACATACAACGGACTACAATCGCGAATATCTAAAATCTTAGGTGTCGGCGAAAACACGTTCGGTTATGGACAAACAGTTTCTTCTTCTCCAGTAGAACAAATTACCGATTCAACAACTCTGAACGGAGATTCCGTACTCGCGGAACAACTTAACAATCTAAGATCAGACTTTAATACTGTGTATGAGCATCAAGAAGGCGAACCTACTAGTATCAATACCTTTTCTCAAGGAGATATTGTAGGAGCAGACGGATCAGGGACTGATATAGACTATGCGTCAGACGGTTCAAAAACTTTTCTAAACAGCGATGCTACAAAAGGTTTTAACGATTTTTTCGGCTTGATATCTGACTTCGAAATAAATAGATTTCAAATTGCTGCTAATCAACAGGAAATTTCTGTATTAACCTCTTCTATCCAAACTTCCAGTTGGAATAATTCGATAAATTCTACGTTCTCGATTTCCTTTTCGTCCCAAGAAGATAGACGATTTTTCTTTAATTCTGGTGGCCAAATTCGTTTTGTTGGGAGCGTAACAAATGTATCTACACAAAGAGGTTCTTTTTGGAATGATTTAATCGGCAACCCGGGTGAAATACAATTCGGACATAATTTTACTCAAAATACCGGCAGCACAAATGGTGTATCTTTTCCCGCAGGCGTAATAGGAAATTATGATTTGAGTGGTTCTTACCAAACAGTATTTAGAAAAGATGCCAATGCAGGATTATACAGTGACAGTTTTTGGCAGATAGAAGCAAGAGAAGAATCTGATAGAACAATTATTTTTAAAATTACATTAGTAAATGATGGCCCTGAATCAGATTCAGACGCAGGCCAGAAAGGTTCTATCGCCGGAGGTGTTACCGAATCTGTTCAAGCTGATATTGAATTTGAGTTATCTACCCGCCGAGCTAACGGAGAAGTAACTGTTTCTAATCCTTCTGTCTCGATCTCTGACTCCTTCTAGCATTGACAATCACAATAAATCGTTATATAATATTGTAACAAAATTGGAGGACCTATGGACAAACGGCTAGAAAAAGCTCTTGAATTTTCTAATTATATGGTGACTCTTAATAACCAAAAGCGAATTCTCCGAGAAAAGTTTCGAGAGTCAGTTGTATATTACTGTAAAGGTTCTCAGTTCACAGTAACTAAAGAGCTTATGACTTTTGTTAATCTATTACTTGACAAGAATAATCAAAAAAATATTGTCCTTATTGATGACAACGAAATTCCTGTTATGATAGATGACCTCACGGTATTTCTAAACGAAATACTAGATACTTATTTTTCTGCCGCAAATGAGTATCACACAGAATATAAAAAACTACTAAGAAATAGATCAACTTTGAAATTGGTAGAATATGAACAAGAGTAAAGGAGTACTTGTATTTGCTCGTAACAATTCTCAAATTGATTACATCAAACAGGCAATATTTTTAGCTCAACGAGCAAAACATTATCTTGGATTACCTACTTCGGTTGTAACAGACTCGTCTGAATTTTTAAAAAAATCTTATCCTAACCGGAATGAAATCTTCGATCAAATAATTTCTCTAACATGGAACAAAGATGATTTAGATGAAAATTCTGTCTTTTTTAACGAGCCTAATCCAAAAATAAGAAAATTCTACGATGGATCTCTAGTAGATAAACGGTTAGAATGGAAAAACGAAGCAAGAGTACTTGCCTACGAAGCATCTCCCTACGAAGAAACTCTTGTTTTAGACACAGATGTTGTAATTTCTAATTCAGAATGGTTAAAATGTTTCGATCAAAACCATGATTTGCTGCTGTACAAGGATTCTACCGAGCTTGTTGACATTGATCGAGGCGACGATTTCCGGAGAATTTCAGATACTTCGGTAGATTTTTATTGGGCAACGGTGATTTTTTTTCGAAAAACTCAAGAAAACGAAATATTTTTTGGTCTAGTGCGTCATATACAGGAAAATTGGCAGCACTATAACAATATTTTTCAAATAAATTCTCCTTACTATCGCAATGATTATGCATTTTCTGTTGCTATACACATAATGAACGGTTATCAGTCTGGAGATTTTGCAAAGAAACCACCAGGTACACTGTACTACTGCTCAGATAAGTGTGTTCTATGGAGTATTCACAAAGATTCGTTGTTAGTTTTGCTTGAAAAATCTGTTTACGACGGGGATTTTACACCGTTGCGGGTAAAAAAGATTAATTTACATTTTATGAATAAATTTAGTCTAAACAGGTGCATAGATGAGCTCTAAAGGATTTGTAATTTATGCAGAAGGCAGAGACTATGTTAAGCAGGCATACTTAGCTGCACTAAGTTTAAAAGTATCAGACAATAGGTATCCAGTTAGCTTGATTACAAACGACTTAGTTTCTCAAAAATACAGAAAGATTTTTGACAATATTCTAAAAATTCCATGGTATAAAGAGTCAAAAACTGGCCTTTGTGCAGAAAATCGCTGGAAAATATATCATGCTACACCTTATGAACAAACTATAGTGCTAGATTCAGACATTTTAGTACTAGAAAATCTAGATTATTTTTGGCAATTTGCTGAAAATTTCAGTATGTATTTTCCTACCCAAGTTTTTACATATCGAAAAGAAAAAATTACTTCGAATTATTACAGAAAAGTATTTAAAGCGAACGATTTGCCTACTTTTTATAACTGTTTGCACTATTTTCAAAAAGGAGACTTTGCTCACGAATTTTATAGCTGGGTAGAGCTAGTTTCTAACAACTGGGAATTGTTTTACGAGAAGTTCTGTTCTAAAAATCTTCCTAAACAGCCTTCTATGGACGTATCAACAGCAATTGTGTCAAAAATATTAGATTGTGAAACAGAAATATCTAGACAACGGAAAGACTTGCCACAAATAGTGCATATGAAGTCTATGATACAGAATTGGCTTAATCCGACCACAAGATGGCAGGATAGAGTTGGTGTTTATTTGTCCGAAGATGTACAGCTAAAAATTGGAAACCACAGACAAGACTCAGTATTTCATTACACAGAAAATGATTTTTGCACAAATGATATAATAGGAAAGTTTGAAAAATGCCTGAAGCTTCAATGTATGTAAATTTCGAAGAAAAAACAGGATCTGTTTTAGGTATAAGTCCTAAAAATACCTTTGATAATTGTATTGCAGTTCCGATATCAAAAGTAGCAGCAATATTAGACGGAACAGAATCTAGAAGGAATTTTTTTGTTTCTTTCGACAAGTCTCAAAAAAAGTTCGTGTTAGGACATAAAAAATGGCTTGCTTTTGACGGCATGAATATTAAAAATTTTATTTATGAAATACCACAAAAAGAAATAATTGACCCAGATATCTGCTTAGAGCAATGTCTTAACAAAGGATATTGGAGATTAACAATGTCAAAAAGTTTGATTCATAATCTAGAAGGCGTTTACACCTCTAATAATAAAATGCTATGGTTTTCTATAACTAAAAAGCACGATCCTAACGTATTATATAACTTTTTTGAATTAAAACTATCGGATTTATGCAATAAAACCTACTTGCTGCGTCCTTTTAATTCGATTTACGAAAGTTACGAAAACAAGGTAAGTGTTTTTACTTCTAAAATTTTTGATACGTATCAATTAAAAAGAGTAACGAATGAATAATAGAATAAGAATAGCAGAATTAGATATTATATTTTTGTCGTACGATGAACCTAATGCAGAAAGGAATTATGCGGATTTATGTTCCAAAATTCCTTGGGCAAAGCGTGTACACGGAGTATACGGAAGTGATGCTGCTCATAAAGCATGTGCTGAGATAAGCGATACCGAAAGACTAGTTATAGTAGACGGTGACAACATCGTTAACGAAAATTTTGTTAATCAAGAATTTACTATCTGCGATTCGGTTGACATGAATAAAACTGTTATTAGTTATACTGCTAAAAATATTATCAATGGGTTAATATATGGTAACGGAGGTATTAAAAGCTGGCCGAAAAATTTAATACTTAATATGAAAACTCATGAAAATGCTGCTATAGATAATCTACATGCACAGGTTGATTTTTGTTGGGATGTAAATTACTTTCATATGCCTGGGTGCTATAGCGAAATTCACAATAATGCTACTCCACAACAGGCCTGGCGCGCCGGATTTCGAGAAGGGGTAAAGATGGCACTTAAAGAAGGTATCAAAGTGTCTAAGGAAGATTTAAAAAACCTACACTGGAAAAATCTACATCGATTGTATGTTTGGCTAATGACAGGTGCTGATGTACAAAACGGCAACTGGGCAATCTACGGTGCACGACAGGGCTTGTACATGACTGCATGTACAGACTGGGATTACGTTAATGTTCGAAATTTTGAATATCTTAATACTTTATGGAAACAAGAAGCAACTAAGGAAGGCCACTTAGATAAACATATAGAATCTGTAGGATCTGCCTTAATTAACGAACTAGAAATTCCTATCGATAGCATTCCTTTAAGTGCAAATCAGAGCAAGTTTTTCAAAACAGTTTATGTTAATCCTACCAGAGCTTCGAGTAAAAATATTGCAGAACAAAATAGTTTAGGAAATGAAACTTACGATATAGTGTTTATTAGTTATAACGAACCAAATGCTGATGCAAACTGGCAGGCCCTAATATCTCGATTTCCTCGAGCAAAAAGAGTTCACGGAGTAAAAGGAATACATCAGGCACATATAGAAGCAGCTAAACAATGCGATTCAGATATGTTTTGGATAGTAGATGGCGATGCGTGTATAAAAGAAGATTTTAATTTTGACTACAATGTTCCAGAAAAAGAAAAGGATTTTGTTCACGTATGGAGGTCTGAAAACAGAGTAAAAGGACTAGAGTACGGGTACGGCGGCGTAAAACTGTTTCCAAGAATTGCTACTATCGAAATGGATACATCAAAGCCAGACATGACCACTAGTATTAGCCCGCACTTTAAACCTGTTAAAGAAGTTGCAAACAGCACAGAGTTCAATACTGATCCTTTTAATGCGTGGAAAAGTGGATTTAGAGAATGTGCAAAACTAGCTAGTAAAGTAATAGATCGGCAAAAAGATATCGAGACAGAACTACGACTAAACATATGGTGTAGTGATAAAGGCAAAGATGAACCATATGGAGAATACGTAACAGACGGTGCTCGCAGCGGAAGAGTGTACGGTGAACAAAATCGTGATAATTTTGATGCACTCAAATTAATAAACAATTTTGATTGGCTTAAGGAGAAATTTGATGCTAGAAATACATGAGTTACTGGACAGATACGAACTCTTGTTCCCTAACAATCATCAGATAACTAATTTAAGACGGGCATATGTAGATAAAGATCTTAACAGCGTATTTAGAATTACAAATGCCAACGAAGAACTGCGTAAAGCAGTAGTTGAAAAAAATTTATATAGTTTGTTTAGAATTATCGGAGACTCTACTGTAAAAGGCGACGGAGACGATCTTCGAAAAGTCATGCTAGAACAAAATTTACATAGTTTGTTTAGACTAGTTAATAATGACGATTTACGTAAAGCTGTTGTAGAAGAGAATTTGCGTAGTATTTTTAGATTCATTTACGATGAAGATTCTAGAAAACTAATACTCGAAGATAATATATGGAAATTATTTACGGTATTAGAACGACACTGTTCTACGGAATTTACAGCAGCATTTAAACGAATTATAGTAAACGATATAGTAATAGCAAATGATTGTTTTAGTCGAGGACAGTTAAAAAGTAAATTGTGGCTTGTAGAAGAATTAAAAAACACCGGAAGATCCTTGGGCACAGTGTATTTGTGTGCAGGGTGGTATGCTAGTCTTGCCACAATGTTGTTTGAAAACAATTTTCATATCGATAAAATTAGAAGCTTTGATATCGATGAAACTTGTGTTAGTGTTGCTGAAACTTTTAATAACAAATGGTTAATTGATGAGTGGAAGTTTAAAGCAACTACAAAAGACATATTTGATATTAATTATAAGTCTCACAAATACAATACTGTCAAATCTGACGGCAGCGTAGAAGAAATATTAGAGTCACCGACTACAATTATAAACACAAGTTGCGAACATATAAACAATTTTGATAAATGGTATTCTATGATACCAAAAGGTAAATTACTAATACTTCAAACAAATAATTTTTTCAGTATAAAAGAGCATGTTAACTGTTCTAATTCGATAGATGATTTTAGTGAGAATACACCAATGCGAAAAACACTATTTGAAGGAGAATTAGATTTAGGGGAATACAAGAGGTTAATGAAAATTGGAATTAGATGACTTCTCTTTAAGAGAATTACAAAAAGAAAGTGCCAGAGCGCTTGCATCTATGCAAGCTACTAACAATAATATTCATCAATTTAACAAAAAAGCACATCATAATAGTCAAAATTGGTATAAAGCCGTTATAGATTGGTATGTTGAGACATATGGCGGTTTGCCTAGTAGAACAGGACCTGGCAAAGATTTAAAATTAGTGTTTGATGAAAAAAATTAAGGTAAAAAGTTTTTTTGTTAGATTTTTTTATATTGACCTTTATATTTATAAAAAAATTAACAAAGCTAGCACAGTTACCATAGTAAACGAGAATGTGGTCTAATAATATCATTTTAAAAAATTGCAGGCTAGTAAAAACCTTAAATATAGAAACTTTTTTACTCAAGAGAGAATGAAAAATTACATAGGATTCCTACATAAATTATGTATGCTTACAAAGATATTAGAGAAGTTCATCTAGAAGTGACTCAACGCTGCCAAGCAGCATGTCCAATGTGTGACCGTAATATGAACGGAGGAGCAGATAACCCGCATATTTCTAATGCAGAACTTTCTCTCGACGACTGTAAAAAGATATTTAAACCAGAATTTATTAAGCAACTTTCGACAATGTACATGTGTGGTAATTTAGGAGATCCTGTTATTGCTCGCGATACATTAGAAATATTCAAGTATTTTAGAGAACATAACTCAAGTATGTGGCTTAGTATGAATACAAACGCAGGAGCTCGCGACGAAGATTGGTGGACCGAATTAGCCTATGTGTTTGGAAGAAAAGGTGCTGTTATTTTTAGTGTTGACGGTTTAGAAGATACAAATCATTTATACAGACAAGGAGTAAATTGGAATAACATAGTAAGATCCGCAAAATCATTTATAGCAGCAGGGGGAAGAGCTCGCTGGGATTTTCTTGTATTTGAACATAATGAACATCAAGTCGATCAAGCGGAGCAGTTAGCAACAGAATACGGATTTGAAAGATTCCAAAAGAAAAAGTCGGGAAGATTTATAACTACGAATATCAAACCTAAAGCTGAACATCAAGCTGTAAATAAAAAAGGCAAAGTTACAACAAAAATTGCAAAACCAAAAGAGTCAGAGAATATAAATCTTGCCTTACAGAAACAGGAAGAAATTGAAAAATCTCACGGCAGCATGAAAGATTATTTTAATTCTTGTTCTATAAAATGTAAAGTAGCACAGCAAGGTAGTATCTTTATTACAGCGGAGGGATTATTAATGCCTTGTTGTTGGACGGCAGGAAGAATGTATAAATGGTGGCATACAGATCCCAAGGTAGAACAAATTTGGGATCATATTGATACTGCCGGCGGTAAACAAGGTATCAGTGTTATCGAGAATGACATTGAAGATGTTGTAACCGGTAAGCTACTTAGCAGTATAGAAAACAGCTGGTCAATTAATACAATTGAAAACGGAAAGCTAGGAGTTTGCGCTCAAAAATGTGGATCTGAGTTCGATCCTTTTGCAGCACAATTCCAATAAAATTCTCCTAATTCTGGAAATGTTTCGATAAAGTTAGTCTTACGTAGTTGGTCGAATTTATTAATACTCTGGAAAAAACGATATTTTCCGTTCTCTAAATCTTCTTGAGAAATTCCACTATGCAGAAAAGATCTTAATTTAGGAATTTCTCTACCCCATCCTTTGTTACCTAAGATTTTTTCTATAAGGGTTAATTGGTTACTCGCTTTGGCTAATAATTTATGATCAATTTGAATAAATTTTGCTGTAAAAGGAAAAGGATCCTGCCAAGGGATAAGTGACCTTTCGGTAGCTGGAACATGAGTATTGTCATCATACCATCTGTGAAGATCAGTTAAATGCAATGCATTAAAAATAGTATAACTTGTTTGTATAGTGACATGGACATTGGCTTCTTTTAGCTGTTTCATAGTATTAAGCCATTTTTTTTGTTTTAAACCATACCGTACGTATTCGCCTTTTTCCCCGTTACCGTCGTGACTCATAGAAATATCACATCCTGCCGGCCAGTCCATTAGATAATTTTCGATTATGTTTTTACCTTTGTACTTTGATATACTTCCGTTTGTGTGACTCCAAATTTTTATTTTTTTATGTAAATTGTGTTTTATCATCACTTCTAGTAATTCGTGGACATCTTCTTGTAAAAAAGGTTCTCCGCCATTGAGATGTATTTTTTCTATAGTATCTTGATGTTTAAGAATATAATCTATTTTGTTATCGTTGCTATTACGCCAAAGAATATTAGGCATATCTTCAGCATTGCAGCCATGAGCTAGTGCGTATGCTTCGTTATAATTTAATGCAATTGTGCTCGACAATTCGCTTGTACAGCCTAAACATGCAAAGTTGCATTTATTTGTCCACAACAAATCTAGCATAGCCGGAAATTGTTTTTTCATATAGCCGTCAGGATTTGTATTTTTTAGTGCCTTATCAACATTATTTTTACCAAAGTTATTAGAATCTTTTCTTACACTGGCAATTTCTCCTGTTTCTTTTTCGAAATTCGAACAAGATTTACACTCTTTTGGAAACTTATTATTCAAAAAAGATTTTCTTACGTTTTTGAATTTTTCATTGTTTACAAGCGACTCAAAATCTTCTTCGTCTGCAGATCCTAGCGTGTCGCGCATTGCACAGCAGGCACTTACCTTACCAAATTCTCCTTCGTATAATGAAGTAAAAGGAGCGGCACAAAACTTATTACCAATTTTTTTATGTTTTTTCACTAATACGGGAATGTTAAAAAATTTCACATAAGTATTTAGATATGTATGCAGTAAACCTCAGCAAAATAGAGCTTGAAATAACCAGCGATTGCAACGCTGCATGTCCCGGTTGTGCTAGAACGCAGTTCGAAGGGTTGTATTCAATTAATTATATTACCATAAATGATATAAAACAGATGTTTCCTTCCGAGCAAGCAATAAAAGACAAAGAATTTAAATTTTGCGGAGTATTAGGCGATCCTGCACTGAATATAGATTGTTTAGAGATGGTTGATTATCTTTCTAGTAAAGGAGGATACTGTGAACTAAGCACCAACGGCGGA